TTGTATATGGCTTGGACAACAAAACGTTAGTGAAAACAAAAAGGATATTCATAAAACCAAATTCAAACAAAAAATTTAATGCTGAAGAATTTAGAAAGATGGCACAAAAGTCTATAAAAATGGCAAGTATTGGCAGGAGAAAAATTGGAGTATTCTTGAGTGGCGGACTTGATTCCGGCATAGTTGCTTATGAACTTAAGAACGTATTAGGCCATGCCAACACTTTCACTAACAGGATGGAACCAAACTACATTCACCCAAAGGACGGCGATCATAATGAGGATGCCGACTGTGCCAAGGTATTAGCGGATGCCAATAACTTCAACCATACAGAAGTAACTATTACGCCTGAGATTGCAAAACAATACTGGGATGATTCTATATATTACATCGAGCAACCTGTGTATAATCCGAGCTTATCGATGTATTGCTACACTAATAAAGTATTACATAGTAATGGTATAGTAGTCACAATGGCAGGCGACATGGGGGACGAGGTTTTGGGCGGCTATCCAAAATATTGGAAATTAAGAAAAGAACAATTCAAAAGTTGGTCGGACATAATAGATAAATGGATCAACCGTATCAAGAGACCAATCAAGGTTTATGACAAAGGAAGATTACGTGATGAACTTTTAAAATGCTATCCAGACGATCTTTGGAACCCGGATGACCCCATAGGTTCTTACATGGCACTGGATTGTGTTGCACAGGTTCCTGAAGAATTTTTAATGAGGAACGACAAGTATGGAATGGCTTACAGCATGGAAGGACGTTTTCCTTTAGCGACGAAAACTTTCATGCAGTACTGCATGGACATTCATAGTGACGAGAAGATAGGCGAAACAAAAAGCGATACTAAACTTTTGACCAAGGTTGCATACAAAGGATTATTACCAGATGTTATTGTCAATAAGATGAAGACAGGATGGACTGTGCCACTACAACATTGGTGGAACAAAACAGGCAAGGCAAGTATTCCAACAATGATTGTGGCCGATTGGATTAAAAAGTACAACATGACCAGGTAGATTAAATATCGATAATATGAAAATAAAAGTACTAACATCATACAAACCAGGCACCTGGAACGAGTACGCCAAGAGAGCTGTTGACAGTGTGTTGCAACACTGGCCTCAAGACACGCAAGTGACGGTGTATCACGAAGCACAGTCTCAAGATGTGTTTGAACATCCGAGAGTGGAATGGTTGGATGCTCATGAAGTACAGCCTGAGTTGTTAAAATTTAAGAACAAGTACAAAGACGATCCTGTGGCAAACGGTGAAATAGACGAAATACCAAACGGTGTGCGTAGACCAATACCCATGGCACCTAAAGGATCTTTCCTTTGGAATGCTGTGAGATTTGCAAACAAGGTTTTTTGTGTAACTCATGCAATAAAAAATTCTGCAGGTTATGATTATCTAATATGGTTGGATGCTGACACATACTCCTTTAGACCAATACCAAAAGAGTTTTTTGAAGGACTACTGCCAAGTAATTCAATGTTGACTTATCTGGGCAGGGAAAATCCAAACCTAAGTGACGGTGGAAAGTATCCAGAATGCGGATTCGTAGGGTACAATCTGAATCATCCCGAAATACAGAACCTCACCAAGGACTGGGAAGACCTGTATGTGTCTGACAAAATATTTGAACTAATTGAGTGGACGGATTGTTCTACGTTATGGCATTTGTCAAAAAAATATCAAAAAGAAAAAAACGTAAAAGTAAACGATATAGGTTATTGGAAAGGGGTCAGGGGACACCACGTATTCATAAACAGTGAATTGGGACTGTACATGGATCATTTCAAAGGTAACAGGAAGGCAGAAGGTAAAAGCAAATTGAAAGACTTCAAAGGAGCCGGCCAAGATATAAAAGATCTAGACTACTGGAGAAAAATATAAAATGAAAATAGAAGTATGGCCGGAACATGGTCCACAGAACAGTAAAACAATCTTCAAAAAATTTATAGAGTCCCTGCAGAAGAGCGGGGAAGAAGTGCATCTCAACAAAGAGACCAACGGTGATGTGGCAGTGATATGGAGTGTGTTGTGGAGAGGTCGTATGCAGAGTTACAAAAGCGTATGGGACAGATATAGGAAAGAAGGCAAGCCAGTAATTGTAATAGAGGTAGGAGGACTTCGTAGAAATCTTAGTTTTAAAATAGGCATAAACGGCATCAACAGAGATGCTGACTTTGCCAATCAAACATTTGACGACCAACGTTGGCCTTTGTTCAAACACGAGTTACGACCATGGAATCCAACCGGCGATTTGATAGTGATATGTGGACAACACGATGCATCTGAACAATGGAAAGGTCTTCCTAGAATGTCACAATGGTTTGAGCAAACGATACACGAAATACGGAAGTACACCACCAGACCCATACTAGTGAGGCCACATCCTCGTAACATAATCACATTTAGAGAAGATAAATTTAAGAATGTAAAAGTGAGATTGCCTAAGAGAGATTTTAGGACGTACGACGACACAGATTTCAAAGCCACGTTAGAAAGAACATGGGCAGTTGTTAATCATTCTAGTAATCCTGCCATGGAAGCAGTAATGAAAGGCATTCCTGTTTTCGTCTCAGAATCTAGTTTATGTCACGACGTTGGAAATATCAAATTAGCAGACATCAATACCCCTGCTATGCCAAATAGACTGACTTGGGCCAACAAACTAGCGTACACAGAATGGTTCGAGGACGAGATAGAACAAGGGCTACCATGGAATAGGATCAAAAAAAGATTAGAGGAGAAATATTTAAAATGAAGACGATAAACATAGGAAAAAGAAACGAGATACTACCTATAGAATGGAAACCATACAAAGGTGAGGACGTGATTGTTAATACAACAATACGTAAAGGACAACGTATACAAGACATCAAATTTTATGAGGACCAGGTCAACGCAGTGCCTCGAGGCAATGCCTATTGCATAGGTAACGGTCCTTCACGTAAAGATTTTGATCTGAAGAAACTTAAAGCATCTGGACAGACATATGGTTGTAATGCATTGTACAGAGACTTTATGCCTGACTTCATATTCTCTGTTGATACAAAAATGACCATGCAGATGGTAGAAGATGAAGTGGGATTGAAAACTGTACACTATGCACCAGTACTTGAGGTAAACAGGAAACAGAGCAAGGGCATGTTAAAGTTAACGCCAAATAATCCACATTGGATCTCGGGCAATCAGGCGTTCTGGACAGCAGGTGTCCACGGCCACAAGAACATATATCTTATAGGATATGACTTCAGGGAGTACGGCAAAGGCGAACTCAACAACATATACCAAGACACAATCTGTTATGGTGAGCGTAACGATGACAAAATATTTGAAGGATGGTTGAAAAATTTTAGAGACATGTTGAAAATGAGACCTTACGTCAACTACACCGTCGTGCATGACAGCCCTCCAGATTATTTGAACTATCTACAGACAGGCACGGACCTAGGAAACAGTAAAGTGATCAGTTACGCTGAATTTGAGAAGGAATTAACATCTCGACAGGCCTAGGCCTGCAAGTTTAAACTTATTTTTCCAAGCAAAGAAGTTTGCATTGTGGTTAGCATAAGGATCTTTGACCCACGTCATTTGGTAAAGATGCACCATTTCGTGTGCTAAAGTTTCTATGAAATCTTTCCAAGAAGGAAACTTACAGTGTATTTCTATATAGTGTTCTAAATCTATATGATAAGGAATTATTTTTTGATTGAACCTGCCTTTGGGTGTTTTCCTGTTGTCCCAGTTTACCACACATCTGCCCCAGTCCTTATGTAGTTTTTTCACATGTAGTGGTACCATTGGTAATCTGCTGTTGAATAATGCCTTGTTGATAATTCTAAACCACTGATATACCTGTTGTTCTGTTGGCCTGAATCCAACTACATTTTTATATCTAGTCGCAGTATTTTCCAACTTGACCTTAAGTTGTTTTCTTACATTTACCGCTTTGTTTTTTACTTTTTTCATGGTTGACAATATTACCAATTATGCTATAATATACTAATAATTATCTAAAATACCATGACCGATATGCACACAGATTTACCAAAAACAATTAACGAAGCACTTAAAATACTAGCATATAATGATTATTTTTGGGCCAATCCTTCAATGATAGGAAATACAGCCGTAATTAAGCCGCACCCAAAAGATTATGACACAGTGAGATCGTTGGCTGAATCACAGTACGCCTGGACTGAGAAACAGGCCAGACTGGCACTGGTCATACTAAAACGATATCTGACCAAGTTCCAGGCTCATGGCATGGACATAAAAAAATTGTTGGACAACCCTGTGTACGAGGACGACTTCCGTGTAATTAGTTTTGACAAGGTCATAGAGAAGTACACTGACGATGATAACATCGATCGGATAGAGATGAGATTCCCTTACAATAAAAAGGTTATACAACTGATACGTTGCATGAAAGATAAACGTGACTTGCCAGGAATGTATGCCTTGTATGATGGTGAGAAAAAAAGATGGACTTTCCAACACAGTGACGTTACTGCTTATTACCTGACCTTGATAGCCGTGAGATATGATTTCAAGTTTATGGACGACAGTTTGTTAAACGATTATGAAGAGATCAAAAGACATGTGGTAGGACATCGAAAACCCACAGCACGATTAATAGCAGGCGAAGTTATGCTAGACAATGCTCCCGAGTCATTGCAAGAATACTGGGACAAGAATTTAAAATCTAAAACAGCATTGGCACAAGTAGACTCTTTGAAAAATTTTAACATATCAACCAAAGGAATCAACGTCGAAGCACAAACGTCAATAGGCCACAAGATAGCACACAACAACTATCACAAGTTATGGATTGACTCGAAAGGATATTCAAAAAAAGATGTTGTCAAAGGATTAATGGAGTTGAACTGTTTTCCGTTAATAATGCCAGTGAGTGGTGACATACACATGGAAGATGATGTAAGAGAATGTTGGGAATGGTTGAATGCCTTCAAAGCACACGGAGTGGATATTTTAAATGATTGTTCGTGGGGTTTTGATATAAAAGAGCCTATGTATAGAAAGGACATCGATGAGTTTAAAAACGAAAGACATTGGTTGGTAGATAACCAAAAACCCAGAGAGTTCTTTGAGAACCTATACGAATTACATCAAATGAGTAAACAGTTTAAACTGATCAGCGATAATACCAAACTAATATTTGTTAGGAACAGAATACCGAGAGCACTAATCAAAAGTAAAATAAAACCAAAGGCATCACTGGTTGCACTGGGCGGTGGTTACTATGCCACGGGTACAGACAACCTTAAAAGAATGCTTGAAAATCTTCCAAAAAAGTTGTATTATAGTGATCACCAACCGAGTAATTGGGATTGGCATGATCACATAATAGTAAAACTTTAGAATGAGTAGTTGTAAATTAGTAATAAAAGATGAAGTGAACGTGAAGTTCGAGAACCTAAGCCTCGAATGGCGTAAGAGATTATCTAACAAATTCAAATACGAGATACCATACGCTAGACATCTACCAGCAGTAAAACTGGGCAGGTGGGACGGCAAGGTCAGTTTCTTTGGACTTGGTGGTACTACATATCTAAATCTAGTCGATCAGATACTGCCCATTCTGGATGAGGGCGGTGTGTACATAGATGTTGAGGACAAAAGAGAACAACACAACTTTGAATTTAAACAAGTAGATAAAAATTATCTTTCACATATAACATGGCCAGAGAATCATCCAGCCGCGGGACAGCCGATTGAATTGAGAGACTACCAAGTGGAAACGATTAACAAGTTCATAGAACATCCACAGAGCATACAAGAGATCGCCACCGGAGCAGGTAAGACCATAATCACAGCGGCATTATGCCAATTGGTCGAACCGTATGGAAGGACACTTACCATAGTTCCAAACAAGAGTCTTGTGACACAGACTGAGGAGGACTTTCTTGCTTGTAATTTAGATGTTGGTGTGTACTACGGCGACAGGAAAGAACTGGGCAGATTCAACACAATAGCAACATGGCAATCGTTGAATGTATTAGAAAAGAAAAGCAAGGACGAACACACGACAGATTTTCTAGAAGCAATACAAGGAATCAACACAGTAATAATTGACGAGGTACACATGGCAAAGGCAGATGTGCTGAAGAGATTACTGACAGGACCATTTGCACACTGTGGTATACGTTGGGGGCTGACCGGAACAGTACCTAAAGCAGACTATGAGTTCATGGGGTTGAAATGTAGCATAGGTGACGTGTCCAACCGGATACAGGCCAGTGAACTGCAAGACAAGGGCGTACTTGCAAACTGTCATGTAAACGTTTTACAGACACAGGATCACCCGCAGTTCAAAACATACGGGGAAGAATTAAAATGGCTGACCACAGACAAGACCAGGATGAAATGGGTGGCCAATACTATAAAGGACATCTCAAGTTCGGGCAACACACTGATACTGGTTGATAGGATCTCCGCAGGAGAGATACTTGAGGAGCAGATAGATGATGCAGTGTTCGTGTCCGGATCAACTAAAAACACAGACAGAAAGGAACAATATGATGAAATATCTACTGCAACAAATAAAGTTATTATCGCCACATATGGAGTTGCCGCTGTTGGTATTAATATTCCTAGGATTTTTAATCTTGTTCTCATAGAGCCAGGCAAGTCATTTGTCAGGGTTATACAGAGCATAGGACGTGGTATCAGGAAGGCAGAGGACAAAGACAGCGTACAGATATGGGATATTACCAGCAGTTGCAAGTTTGCAAAAAGACACCTAGGGGCAAGGAAAAAGTTTTACAAAGAGGCCAATTACCCGTATAATATAGAAAAGATAAATTATGAAAATCCTTACACTGGATAACAGAACATACAAGTTAGAGAAGATACCTGAATGGGTTGATGAGAATTTAAGATTCGCAGTACTAGACAATTCAGATCCTGAAAATCCAGACTTCTTCTATATTCCCTTAATATTCCTAGAGAGCTTCAATGCTCCGGCGGCAGTGTTAGAGATTGGACCACATAAGATAAAGATGCCTCTGGACTGGAAGATGCTGATAGGCGAGGCAGGACAATCAGAAATGCATGTTTTACCAATCACGAGTCTTAATGATAGAGGCTTTGATGCATTCACATTCAACCCATTGTCTAGTCCCAAACCGGATTTCTATCCTATAGACGTGGTGGATATCTACACAGAGGTGAAATGGTATTTCCCTAAAATTAAATCAGGACAGATGTTAGCAGTGCCATTGAGCAATGGTCCGAAACCTATGTGTGCCTACTTTGTAAAGGACATATCGAGACAATGCGAACAGGTGGACTATGGATCGGTCTGGTAGAAAATCAATAACAATCGATGCACCAATCCTAATAACCAGTAACAAGATTGCCGTGTGGATGGACGAAGATTGGATGTTTAGATTCTTTGACTTCATGAAAAAACATAAATTCCAATTTTCAGGTTTACAACATAAAAACAAGAAACTAAAATTAACATTTGTAACAGCGAAAGAATGCACAATGTTTGCACTAAAATATGCCAGCAGAAAAAAATAGAAAATTTTTTGATCTAAGGAACGGACTCAAAGCGGTTGACTTCCGGAACAAAGACTACTTTGATAGGATAGATGACAAGGAGAAATCATTATATTCACCTTACATGCTAATGAGATATGTTTCTAATGTGTCCTCGAAGGATCCGTTCTACATAGAACATTATATTGAGATGGTGAACGAATGTGTGAACAAGCACTGCTTCACACTAGGCAAGCACAAGAAACTGTTGTGGATACTGACTTCTATGTGTGGAGCAGAGACACAGCAATTCCACCAATGGATCAAACCAATGAAGCGTGTGCCAAACAAGAGTCTAAAAAAATTACAACAGATGTATCCAAACTGGAAGGAATCAGATCTAGAGACTTTGGACAAAATCATAACAGACAGAGAACTAGAGGAACTGATGGAGGCCCATGGCGTCGACAAATAAATGCACATACTGTGGCAAAGAGTTTGCAAAGGAACGTACACTACAAGTACACTTGTGCGAACCAAAACGTAGATACCTACAGCGAGATGAGAAGTGGGTAGTAAATGCATTCATGGTGTTCCAAAGATTTTATCAAATACATCAACACAACTCAAAAACAAAAACATATGACGATTTTGTAAAGAGTCCATACTACAATGCCTTTGTAAAGTTTGGTCGATTCATTATGCATATTAATCCATTGTATCCAGAGAAGTACATAGAGTTTGTATTAAAATCAAAAATTAAACTAGATCATTGGTCTAGAGATGATTTGTATGAGACATATCTTATTGATGCACTAAAGTCGGAACCTGTCGAGGCCGCTTTGCAAAGAAGTATAGCAACAATGATGGACTGGGCAACAGAACAGAATGCACAATGGTCTGACTATTTTAGATTAGTGAATACTAACAGAGCAGTGCAACACATACAGCAAGGTAAGATTAGTCCATGGTTGTTGCTAGGTTGCAACGCAGGCAAAAGGATGTTAAAATCTTTTAACGACGAACAATTACAAATGATTGAAAAATTTATAAACACAAGTTTCTGGCCAAGCAAATTGAAAAGTTATCCAGCGGATCATATGTTGGTACAGGACACAGCAAGAGAGGCCAAAATTGTCTAAAATAGATTTAGAAGTTTCTGACAACCTAGAGTTCGACGATGGGGACTGTGCTGTGATTATAAAAGAGGATGGATCCATAGGACGAGTAATAATGCCAAAGGTCAACAAAGAAATTTTGAAAACAGAAGGTTATAGAAAACTATTAGATGTACTGGAAGTGTTACAACCAGGGTCACGAGACAAGATGATAAAACATGCAGAAAAAGATAAAGGGAGTGTACACTAATGCCTGATGTAGATATAGATTTCGTTGACAGAGATAATACTCTAAAACTTTTCAAACATACACCAGCGTCTATGATCAAGGACGGCAAGGCAGAGAAGCACAAGACAGGAGTTTACTTCCATGTTGTACCTGAACATCCTGTTACCGGACACGCATCATTAGATTACAAGAATGCGGAGGACAGAGGTTACTTCAAGATAGACTGCCTGAACGTAAACATCTACAAGGATGTCAAATCCGAACAGGAACTGGTTGAACTGATGATAAAGGAACCGGATTGGGATATGTTGAAAGATCCAAAGACAGTGGAGAACCTTTTTCACCTAAACGGCCATTTCAATATAGTATCCAAACTAGAACCAAAAACAATAGAACAACTCGCGGCTGTGTTGGCCATTATACGTCCTGCCAAACGTCAGTTGATGTACAAGGATTGGGTAGACATAATGAAAGAAGTGTGGGTAAGGCCAACAGACGGATCGTATTTCTTTAAGAAATCACATGCTGTGGCATATGCACAGGCCATAGTGGTACAGATGAATTTGATAAGCAGTGCTAAATATAGTTTTGATGCACCATCAGAAACGTAAGAAAAAACTTCCTAAAAAACGCAAGACATCCAATAGCAGTACATCATTATCATCAGAATTACATTCATATCAGGCTGACAATCCTTTGACGAAATATGTTGAGAGAGTTAATGGTATTAATTGTACTGAGCCTACTAAGATTAAGTAGGTCTTCTTACTAATTGGATAGTTCTTCTTTTCACCCGTTTCTTTGAAATTTCAGAAAGTTTTACTGTGGGGCCATGGACAATTTCAACATCCTTAGAGTTAAGTGTAATCAATGTGGAACGAAAGTATCTGAATTCTCCCTTAAGGAATATATTAATTGGTAATTTACGATTTGATTCATGCCACCAAGTTTCTCCACATTTCAAGAACTTCATCTTGTCTTGTGGCATCATAAGCCTACCATAGTCATAGAAACTGATCACATTGACATCTTCGTTCTGTACTATGCCCACATACTCCAAATCGCCCTTTCTGATCAGACTCAGGAACGGGAACTTGTCTCTTAATGTGTTAAAAATTTCGTTCATTCTATATCTATAAATACTGTTAAATATGTATTATGCAAACAGTACAAAGGTATTTAATAAATCAATTGGTAATAGCCTACATAAATGGTTATCACGGAAGGAACTCAAAAGTGTACGATAGACGCCTAACACTGCATAGAGGGGTATCAAACCCAGTGTCGTTCACGTTTAAAAACGAGGACCAGAAGGCACAGGACATCACATCCAAGACTTACGAGTTCAATATGATAGATTCAGAAAGTAAAAAAGCAGTCCTCACAAAGACATTGAGTATATTAGATGACGGATCCACTGTAAGCACAAAGGGTGCCGCTAGTTGTACGATCACAGAAGGTGACCTATTACCATTGGATGCAAAGTTCTATAACTTCTCTGTACGTGAAGTGAAATCAGATGGTAGTAGAGAAATAACGTATGCAGACACAGGATATGCGGCCGCCGGCACAGTAGAGTTGTTGGATGGTGCTTATCCGGAATTTGTTGCGAGTACAAGTGTTTCTAGTTTTACGGCCTCAGGTGGTCCACTAGGATACACATCAGGATCTATAGATGCTAGGCCAGGAATCAATAACAACAAGGCTTTACACACGATTGCTGTGTACACAAAGAACTTTTCAGGTGCTTTGAGGGTGCAAGGTACAATGAGTGCATCTCCGAGCAACACAGACTACTTTGATATTACCATGGAAGGTGCAGGATCCACTGCAAACTCTTTCTCAGATTCTACAGCAGTATCCAACTTTAACTTCACAGGCGTTTACCACAGTGTGAGATTCAGTTGGGGCAACGACAGTGATAACACTGGCGTGATTGACAAAATCCTATATAGACAGTAAAATAGTATAGATTATGAATCTTATACAGAATACAATTCTGACTAGTCTGCCTGCAAACAGAAAGAAAACCCCAAGCGGATGGATCAGTTTCAACGCACCTTGTTGTGTGTACAATGGAGAGACTGCTGACAAGAAGAAACGTGGGGGACTTATGACTAGTGCTGACGGCACAGTAAGTTACCATTGTTTCAACTGTGGCTTCAAGACAAGTTATGTGACAGGACGTAAACTGACCTACAAGATGAGACAGTTTATGAGTTACATAGGTATACCTGAGGACACCATACGTAAGTTGGCCATAGAGGCCATGCGTGAGGAAGAGGGTGATGTTAAGTATGAGAAGAAGAAATTCGTGTCATTCAAAAACAAGACACTGCCCAAGAATGCACACAAACTGGATGTGTGGCTAGAAAAGTATGTGGGCAACGATCTCACGGAACCGCAATGGAAGAAGATAGACGGATTACTAAAATATCTAGAAAGCAGAGGTATAGGTGCTGACTGGTATGACTTCATGTACTCGCCTGATAAGACTTGGGACATACACCAAAGATTGCTGATACCATTCTACTGGCGGGGAGACATAGTAGGATTCACAGGAAGGATGTTTGAGGAATCGCAAGGGGTAAAATATTACACGGATGTGTGGCCCGGGTATGTGTTCAACATGGATGCACAGGACTGGACCAGGAAATTTGTTATAGTGACCGAAGGACCTTTTGATGCCATATCCGTTTCTGGTGTGAGCATACTGGGATCAGAGATAAATGAAACACAAAGAGAGTTGATAGATGGCCTTGGTAGAACGGTAATTGTTGTACCAGACAGAGATGCCCCGGGACAGAAATTAGTGGATCAAGCGACAGAGTTTGGCTGGAGTGTTGCTTTTCCAGAATGGGATAAAACGGTTGGCGATGTGGCAGATGCTGTGTTAAAATATGGTAGACTGTTTACTATACAATCAATATTAAAAACAACAGAGACTAGTAAACTAAAAATAGATTTGAAAAGAAAGATGTATGGCTGATTACAATAACAACGAACCACAACACCGGGCTAAAGATTATTCTTTCGATGTGCAGAAATTGTACATTGAGATGTTGTTAGCAGATGCTGAATCATTTGCTAGAGCACAAAACATATTCAATCCTGGATCTTTTGATCGTAAATTGCAACCTATTGCAAAGTTTGTCAAGGATTACATGGACGAGTACAAAGTGATGCCAGAGGTTGAGATAGTCAATGCACAACACGACATACAATTAAAAACAGCAAAGGATCTAGATCCAGCACACTTCAATTGGTTGCTAGATGAATTCGAAACATTCTCAAGACACAAGGCACTAGAACAAGCAATACTTTCATCTGCTGATCTTTTAGAGAAGGGAGATTATGCTCCTGTAGAAGACATGGTCAAAGAAGCAGTCAGCGTAGGACTCACAAGAGATCTTGGAACAGACTACTTCGAAGATCCTCGAGGAAGACTTGAAGCATTAAAAGACAATAACGGACAGATCAGCACAGGCTGGCAGAACCTAGACAAGAAACTGTTTGGTGGATTCAACAGAGGAGAACTGAACATATTTGCAGGTGGTTCAGGTGCAGGTAAGAGTTTGTTCTTGCAGAATCTCGCAGTTAACTGGGCACAGGCCGGACTGAACGTGTGCTACATATCTTTTGAATTGAGTGAACAACTTACAGCCATGAGACTGGATGCAATGATGACAAATATTCCTACAAGAAAAGTATTCCCTGAAATTGATAATGTCGAGATGAAGGTCAAGATGTTGAAGAAGAAATCAGGTAACCTGCAGATCAAATACTTGCCAAGTGGTAGTAATGTGCTAGACGTAAGGACATATCTCAAGGAACTAGAACTAAAGAACAAAAAGAAAATAGATTGTATATTGATCGACTACTTGGATCTCATGATGCCAAAGAGCAAAAGGATATCACCAGCAGACTTGTTTATCAAAGACAAATATGTCTCAGAGGAACTTAGAAACTTGGTTGTTGAGAAACAGTGTGTGTTGGCAACAGCATCACAGTTGAACAGAGCAAGTGTTGAAGAAATAGAATTTGATCACAGTCACATCTCAGGCGGACTATCAAAGATACAGACGGCAGACAACGTGATAGGTATATTCACATCGAGAGCAATGAAGGAACGTGGCAGATACCAGATACAGTTCATGAAGACTAGATCGAGTTCTGGTGTTGGACAGAAAGTAGATTTAGAGTTTGACGTAGACAGTCTAAGAATTAGGAGTCTGGATGAGGAAGAATCACAGAGTTACAATCAACAGGGCAAGAACAAGATTTACGATTCACTGAAACAAACATCCAAAGTAACTGGTGGTGATGCGTCCACAGATGCAAGAACAGAAGTGCCGGATCCTCGTAAGGGCGATGCACTGGGAGTCAAAGTAAAGGCCACAGTAGAAGGCGGTAAACTGAGACAACTGTTGAACGAGTTGCATTCTGATGAAGAACAATAATGAAAAAAGTACATGATTGGTTTCTTCCAGAGTATGATAGTCATTATGAGCAATGGATGATCACTAATAATGAAAAGAATTATCAAAGACTACAAAGAGAGTATGCACTCAAACAAGTAAAACATTTCCGTACAGCGGTCGACATAGGCGGCAACATTGGTTTCTGGAGCAGAGATTTCTGTGAACAATTCAATAATGTAATAATTTTTGAGCCCGAGGCATCGAACATAGAATGCTTGAAAGAAAATTTGAAAATGCATTCTAACTTCGCATTACACGAAGTGGGACTAGGAAGCAAAGAGGAAACACGAGAATTCTACACATCATTGACTACGTCAGGTGGCCATAGTTTTTATAGGGATCAAATCTTTGAAAGTGCTGTCGGCAAGACAACATTACCCATCAAAAGACTTGATGATTATAAACTGACCAATGTAGATCTCATCAAGATCGACACACAGGGCAGTGAATACGATATACTGTTAGGCGGCGAACAAACACTGATCAACAACGACGCTGTACTGAATGTAGAAATAGAACACAAGAACGAAGGACACAAAAAGCGTGCCACAGAGATCATTGACTTCCTGTCAAGTGTGGGTTACAAAGAGTACGGCAGATCTCGAAAGAAAGAAGTCGTTTTTAAGAAAGTGCGTAAAGCGTAAATTACCAAAAATAGCGTAAATTAAGAAATAACGCGAAGCGTTAAAATGCGTAAAGCCGGCCTGCCCTTCTTTGAGCTGACCGACTCCACAGTGTTAGCGAACTAGAATGTAAATTTGATTCCAGCGGCCGCGTCTTGTGTGTCTACACCTGTAGGCACGTCAGTTTGTTGGAAAGCACCATATAAACTAAAGCTCTCACCGATCTTCTTCTCGGCACCAACTGTAGTGTATTTGTTACCATCCTCGATCTCACCATAACCAACTGAGATAGTTGTTGCACCGATTAGGTGTGAAGCAACTACTTCGTTAGCAGTAGTTTCTAGTTTAGTAGACTCTACTTCTTTTCTTGTATGGTTGTAACCGATAGATGTAGCATCAGAAATGTCAAACGTGACCCCTGCACCCTTGTACTCTACTGCGTTCACTTTGTCATCCGTGTATGCAACACCGATGTTTAGTGAATCAGATAAGTCCATAGTGGCCGCAGTCTCGTACACGTCAACGCCCGATTTACCAGTTGTGCCGTCAACTTTGATCAAGTTGTCGAACTGGATAGCACCTAAACTGTTAGAGTAAGTCACTGTGTGTGAATCTCTGCTGAACAATTTCTGTGCGGCACTTCCGCCGTATTCTGGGAACACATCCGTCTTAGATGTAACAGCACCCTTAAACACAGAGTTCTGTCTTCCTGCTGATAGCACACCTGCGTCACCCATGTCAATCCCAGCGTATGCTAGTTTTGAATCAAATGGTGAAGAACCAGAGTCATCCGCATCGATTTCAACTTCTAACTTCGCGAAGCCGTCGACACCCTCTGATAGTGGGCTTGTTAAGTCAACACCAATTGAAGAACCGTTGTTCTCCGCTTTCGATGTTGCCACGCCTGAAGCATTCTCATTGTTTGAAAGCATGTAGTTCAATGAACCATAAACTTTCATTTCGGCCGCTTCAGCCGGTGCCGGTTTCATAACCGACCATATGGCTACAAGTGCTACTATAATCGCTACACCTATCGCCGCTTTTTTCTTAGTCATTTTCATAGATTGATTTTCTCCTGTGATCTATATGATTAATGTGCGATTACTGGCCTAGCAATCGCTCTGGATTGTAAGACATATTTATTCAAAATGCAACCATTAAGTGCAACTTTTTTTACCAAAATAGTTTACACCAACGTCGTTTGCGTATATAATTACGAGTAGCAAAGGAGGTTCACGATGGGCATACACTACGACTACAAGAACACCAGGGGTGCAAAGAAATTACAGAAACAGCATGAACGGG